GTTCATCCCACTCTTCATAGTTTTTATTAACCCCCATCTTTCTTGCTCCTTTCGAACCAATCCCAATAACTGAGACTATGTTTCTATCAATCAATGCCATTAGTTCTCTATTGGTTTGAGTTCTGCTAGCATTGATTACTTTTGCTAAAAAACTAATTGACATTTCATTGGTTGTACGCTGATAGCCGTACGTATATCTCCAAATGGCCAACAACAAACGGAATTGTGTGCCATTGAGATTAAGCTTCATGATTTCTTCAAGGATTTCATTGGCAATCCGTGTGTGTCCATTTTTGAGTTGTGGATTTGCCATGATCACTCACCCTATTCATGCTTTCAGTTGGGAGCTCATGTATTCAATGAGTTCCTTTGAAAATTCCTCAATATCTTTGCGACTACTACCTGTGTATGGTCTGTTTAACCAATCATCAATGCGATCCGCAACTGATCCAGTAACACTTTTAGATTGAAAGGACTCTAATTGCTTTTTTAGCTCTATGTTTTCAATTTGTAATCTCAACATAGCAGTTAAAATTAATTCATAAGGATGCATTAAATGACCTCCAATTTGTAGTGATTACCTGCATGGTATCCCTTTTTTAATAACTCCCTTTTAACGGTCATTTCCGCAAGCGTAGGGAGGTTGTTCTTGCTGCTTAAATGTGTAAGATAGATTTGTTCGCCTTTGCCTATTACAAGCTCTCTGAGGGCTTTTGCAGTTTGTTCATTTGATAAGTGGCCAACATGACTCAATATTCGCGCCTTAACGCTGTTAGGGTAATCAGATGCTTCAACCATTCGTGGCTCATGATTGGCTTCAATGATGTAAATGTCACTATGCCTCATGGCGTTCAACATGCTTTTATCAACCAGGCCAGTGTCTAAGCAAATAGATACTTTAAAATTATCTAAATTCCATACAACGTACCCTCTCGGATCGATTGCGTCGTGATGAACATTAAAATGGCTTACTATGAATTGGCCACAACCGAAAATACCACCAACGCCAATCGGCCTAATTAATTCATCTTCAACGGTAGTGATGTTTTTCCATTCGCGCTCGCCTGCATAAACAGGAATCTTATATTTATTGGCCAATGGCAGCCCTTTAATATGATCGCTATGTGCATGTGTAACAAAAATTGCTTCAACTCTATTTGGCGTTATACCTACTTCCAGTAGCCGTTTCTCTATTTTCGTTTTAGCAATGCCTGCATCGATCAGAATGGTAGTTTCATTGGTTGTTAAAGCAATACAGTTCCCACTTGAACCACTTGCTAAGATGTCAACTTTCATTTCCTACCCCCTAACTCCTTATGGCACCGTGAGCATATTTCACGCCCACGGTACAAGTTGTATTCATTTTCATTCATTTCTCGCCCACACAGCTTACAATCCTTATTTCTCTCATAAACTATTATTTGTGGTAGTTTCATAGTTTTTACTCTAGTAAATCGGCATCGTTTGACTGTGAAGCTAGCATTTCGATATTCATATTTAGTAGCTCAATTAAGCCAACTAGTTCAGATTCCGTAGCTGTTGTAGGATCAATTCCTGGTGCATTTTTATCTAGGTATTCTTGCATAGCCTTTTTCGTTGTAATACCAAGTTGTTTAAACTTTGCTTTGACTTCCTTGAGTAATTCTTCTGAGCGAGTTAATACAGGCTGTTCAATAGGTGCCTCTATTTGCTCCTGGGTAGGTGTAATATCCCTGCGTGTTTGTGTAGTAGGTTGAGGTACATCATTTTGGGAAATCGTTACATCTTCAAACGATAGACCATACTGTTTTTTCAATGCTCGTTGCTGAACATGCTTGCCGAACATGTCACTTGTCCACTTATTCCAATTGTCTTTATTTTGGCCTGAAAACATATGAGCAACTTCGTCAATGTCCATAATGACCGTTACAGGTGGATAGCCCTCACGATAAGCAACTGAATAGGCACCAATAATCTTTCCACGCGGAAACCCTATTTCGTGTTGTACCACTTCCATTTGCTTTGTTTCTTTATTCATAGCAATTTTAAATTCATCGTTTTCATGCACCATTTGTGTATCAGGTGGGATAAAGCCCTCTTGTTCACGCGCTTTTGAAAGATAAGCCTCAGCTGCAAACTGTATACGTGCTTGGCTACCATATTTAATAAAGAAGATTTCATTTTTGAATGGATCTAAGCCATATGATGCCGCCTTGTGAGCGAATAATAGAAATTCTTGATCATTGGCTGTTGGAGCAATTGAGTTTCGAATAACCTGCAATACTGCAGGTTGAAAAGCTTCTGTAATTTCAGGTGTTAATGTTGGTAAGTTTCTGTTCATAATTAACGTGCCTCCGTAAATTTATTTAGGCCATTTTTGACCTGTTTTTTCATACTTTCAAATGCTTTGTCGTAAAGTGCGTCAACATCTTGCCCTGGCTCTACTGAAATGGTTACTGCAGCATCTACTTTCACATTTTCAAAGTTTCCTAGATTTTTGGTATATGTGAAGCCGACTGTGATTTCTTTTGGAATCATTCAGAAACAACCTCCAATTCTTTATCTGCTACAACACGACTGATTATTAACTGTCCATTCGGTTCCTTAAACTTAGTAATGGTTTCTGCATTATCTACAAAACAAGGAGCGATAAGATCACTTTGTTCTGATAAGACATCTCGAACTTCAAGGCCAGCTCTAGTTTGTTCACTAAATGAAAGTTTCATATAGTCTTTGCCATCCATTTGAACTATGAAAGTCGGTTTATTTTCGCCTGTCGTTTTCACTTCTTCGAACAGTTTTATTGATAAATTTCCGAATAAGTCTTGAACCTTTTTGACTTGTAATTCAGCTTCTTTGGCTTTGAAATCCTTAATGGCATCCAAGATAAAAATGGACTCATTAAGTGATTCCAGCGTTTCTTTTTCATTAGCTTCTGCAGCATTAACCTGTTCTTCTAAGAATTTATACTCCCTATGTTTAGAGATCTCATATTCTATTGGACTTATCTTCTCTTGAAGCGACCGCGCTTTTTCCATTTGCTCAGATACATCCACGTATTCAAGTGTTTTAAGTTCTTCTTCTAATGCTTTCCGTTCATCTACAACTTTTTGGAATTTCGATTTTACTTGTTGAATACGTTGCTCTTTTTCTGCCTCTACAGCATTGATAGCTTCGTCTTGTAACGCTTGGTGACAAACACGGCAAGTATCCTGTATCTGTTCATTTTTGAGCTGATTAAAGGTTTCTTTGATACGATCACGTTCTGTTGTCAAAAATTGAATTTTGGTATGAAGCCTGTTTATTCGGCCATTTGTTTCCTGTGCTTTATCTGTCACGGCTTCTATAGCATTTCGTTCTTTAACAAGCTGCTTTAATTCCACATTTAGCGAGTCTAATGGTACTGTTGGAGCATTTTGTTCTAACTGCTCTTGTAACGTCTTGGTACGGCTCTGAGCAGCTATATATTGTTTGTCCAACTTAGTTTTATTAGATCGATGAATCTTATCTAAATCCTCTAACGAATGTTTTTTAACTAATACGGCCAACTTGTCCGATTGTGGTTTAGACAGCTCTTTTAATACTTCTTTGTTTGCAGGTGCAGTCGTATATTTTAAAATCATTTGACGCTGCTTTTCCCAATGCAATGTGAAGAAATAACTTGGATTAAATAGCGATAAGAATAAATCTTTATCAAATAGTTTCTCTACTACCTCGTTAAATTCTGTTGCTTTGGAAGGTACCTCATTTACATAAAATTTATTGCGTCCTTTCGCAATCTCACGGCCAAGTAGCAGCTCCCCATCTTCAACACTTAATAACAATGTCACAAGCGTATTCTCTGCTTGATACGTTACTGGTGAAGGATCAAGTTTGCTCCCCACCAGGTCAGTACCGTATAATAAGAATGTAATTGCTTCACCAATGGAGCTTTTACCTTTTGCATTATCTGCGAGGATCTTAGTCATGTCGCCAAACTTAACTACAAGATCCTTGTGGCTTTTGAAATTCTGCAAGGTTAATTGATTGAATTTTATTTCCACATTTTTTACCTCATTTCGTGTTATAATGTCTTTGAAAAGACTTGTATCTGAGCCTGAACCGTTCTAGCGGTATAGGCTCTTTATTTTTTGTCCATTACAATGGTGCCTTGTTGCCATTCGGCAACAAATTCATGAAACTCCCAACCTTTATTGGCCAGGTCGTGTTTTACGAAATAATCGCCCAACACTTCTAAAAGACAATCATTCATTTTTTTCACCTACTTCAACTCAATTTCAGTGATTAATTTTTTAGCTTCTTCAGGGCTTAAAATGAGCTTGCCGCCTAGTAAAACGAAATTGTCATTTGAGACTTCACCAGTAACCGCACACGCCATATCAGGCTTGTATTTTTTAAGAATTACTCCACCGTCACGGTCTGTAAAAATTTCTAATGGATCACCTTCTGCAATTTCCAAAGTTCTACGAATTTCCTTCGGGATAACCACACGTCCTAAATCATCGATTCTGCGAACAATTCCTGTTGCTTTCATTTTGTTTTCTCCTTTCGATTAAGAGCGCCCATTTTTGTATAGATATTTGCAATTACAACACCTGTCTTAGTAAGCTCTGGATTTAGATGAAATAATTTATTTTGATTCATCCTTGCTAGCTGCGCTCGAGTAATTAACTGTAAATTTTCTAGTGAAATATTAAGTTTGTTTTGATCAAGAAAAATTAGAACATGACCTTTTGGTATTGGACCATTTGCCCTTTCCCATACCACCTTGTGTTTATGTTTCCATCTTTCATGCCAAGTACCTGAGTCAGAAACTTTAATTAATACATAGCCATCTCGATCTATACGTTCAGTTCCGACAGGTTTATAATTTTTAGGCTTGTTTCCTTTTTTAAAAGAAGTTCTATTTGTTTGACCAGGAAACTTTTTACCCTTATTAACAGGTGAACTGCCTTTCTCAAAATAACCAGTTCGACCACTAGTAATATTGTGATTTGTTAAACAAGCCTTTAATTGATTCATGTTGATATTTAATTGGAATTCTTGATTGAGCAAAAACAGCAGATCTCTTTGACTATTTGATGGATAATGCTTACGTAAGAATTCTTTTTGCTCATGCGTCCAGGTATGTCGCAATAACCTCACCCCTCCAACATTTTTGGTTTTTGAAGATCTTTTGACTTGTACTCTGTATAAAATTTCTGAGCTTGCAATACTATGGAACCGTTAGAGATTATTTGGTTTGCTACACTGGTAACAGCTTTTGCCCTTTCGATTTCCTCTGTTAATTTGTCGCCAGCTAGATCTTCATCACTCAAACGTTCCAGCTGTGCAAATAAATGATTGTTTAAATCACCTAATGTGTTTCGCATCTAAAATCACCATCCTTTCAATTTGTTAATTGCATGAACAGCTCACGATCATTATTAGCTAGAGCCATATCAATCAAATGTTGACGGTTCATTTCTTGGATTTCATTTACAAGATTGATTGTTGTTGGATTTAAGATAATGCCATCTTCCTTAATCAAATGTCCTTCATTTACAGCCATTTCAATAGCTTTAGCTGCGGCTGCTCTAAGTAAGTCCTCAAACATCTAAATCACCCCCCCTACCATTTAATAGTTAGACCTGAACCTGATAAATGTTTGTTAGCTATATAGCCATTTTCTTGTAATATCTGTTGGAAAATAGCGACGATTTGTTTATTAGTATTGTGGTAATACGTATACACAGAAAGACCTTTTTCAGCTTGATTTTCAATGCCTTTAACAAGGTTTTTGAAATCATCACTTTGCAATGCGTCAGCTTTTAATTTGTCAAAGTTGCTGGCACTTACTTTTTTCATCTCAGCTGCAGGTTGTAGTTTCATCCCTTTTCACCTTCCTTGTATATTGCATTGTCATTGGTTATAGCCTTTGACAAGCTTCTCTGTGCCTCTATTTGGGCATTCTGTGCTTCTTCAATGTCTCGCCAGTAATCAATTTTACGGTCATAAACAT